AGGGTCAATGGACATGACGGTCCCTGTGTACTCTGCGAACGTGTCATCAGTAGATGCCGGGGCGTAGAACCTGTCCCCAGCCATTGCTAGGTTAGGCAGCTCCTTCAGCTCACGTTTATAGTCAGGTAGCCAGTTGATCTTCATAGGAGCCTTATCCTTAGGCACGTCCATGATGATCAAATCGCGTATCTTGAGCGGGTACCTGTCCTCATCTGAGAGCGAGGTGTTGAGCATGAACTGCAAGGCGAACCCTGCTCGACCATACTCAGCCTGTCGGGAGGCCAGATCAATGTCAGAGAACCTGTGGGGGTCTGTAGTAGTCCCTTCAGGCTTGGTTCCTAGCATCTTCCTGATGAAGGGGGCTAGGTTGTCACCGTATTTCTCGCTTTCTTCCTTAGTAGGAACAAGAGCAGGCCAGATGCGGGTGACAAACGTCTCTGGTAGTTTGTTGTAGATCGAGTCTTCAGTCTGGGGAGTGCCCAGATAGATGATCCTAGCGTGGTCCAGCGGCTTCAAGATAGCCGAGAACTCCTTGGTACGCTCGATCAGCTTCTCACGCATGTCAGCAGTGGCAGCATTGTTTAACACTTCCACGTCATCTGCGATGATCTCGTCAGCACGAGAACCAGTGAGCTGACCAGTGATACCAACAGAGGATTGCAATAGAGACGCCATAGGACGTAGGCGGAGGTGATGAAGGACTTGCCGACACCTCGAAACGCCTCGATGGCAATCTTGGAGGGGCCGTGTTGGAGGAAGTAGGCAATGTCATACTGTATAGGGGTAGGGTCAGGCAGACCAATATGCTTCCAGACAACATAGAGAAACTTCCTAAAGTCCTCCTTGAGAGGGTCTTTGGTCAATGGATGTGGTCTTCTTCGTCATCAAATGTAGGCAGTGCAGCCACGAGCTTCCCAATAGGGTTCTCTTCGGTGGCAACTGCCTCAATACCGTTGTTCTGAAGGAACTTAATGGCTGCATTGATGTCCGCAGGGGAGGCTTCACCAGTAGCAATGCGACGGGTTAGCTCCTCTGCGACCATCTTGTGAAGCTCACCAAGCACCTCATCGGTAGCTCGTTTCTTCATTTAGGCATTACTCCTAGCCACGGGGCTATCTTTGCGATGAAAGCGCCTACCGTGGATGAGATACCAGCCACTAGCATGAGTGTTTTCCACCCACCTTTGGCCTGTTGAAGGGTCTCACGGATGACTTTAAGGTCAGCTTTGACCTCATCCATGTCCCTCCGCATGTGTTCTAGCTCTGCATTCAACACTGCGATTTTCACTTCAGGGGCATCCGTCACTTGGTTACCCCCTTGACCTTCTCAAATGTACGGAACCCAGCAATGCCAAGCATACCGAACGTCAGAGACATGAGTGCATCAGAGTCGAACTTGGGCAGCAGGATCACAACGCCATACATCTGGGCGATCCACTGCACTACAGGTGCGATCACGTAGAGAAATGCGAAGGCAAAAGCACACGACCAGCCAATAGCTGGACGCCAACCAGACACAAAGATGTTCTGGTGCTTAGCTTCTTCGACGTTAATAGAGACCTGACCCTTCATTTCTTCAATGGAGGCACTGAGAAGCGTAGCTTCAGCCTCAAGCCTAGCTCGCTCACGAGCAGCAGGGTCAGGAATACGGTCCACCAGCTTGTCGATGATCGGACCAATAACAGGGATTAGAGCGGCAAGCATGGTAATTCCTTATGGGTAATGTTTACGGTCGAGTTCGTAATGGGGACCATCAGGGAAACTCTTCCAATCACCACCCCACACGATGGGGACACCAAGCTCAGCAGCAGCAGCTTTCACAGCAGCAGCGATCTTGTGATACAAAGGCCAATCCCAGCGGACCTTGCCGTCCAATAGGGCAGCAACGTCAACAGCGTGACCAGTGATGTGTCGCCCTTTGGTCGTCTTTGATGCACCAGCTAGATAGAGCTGCATCTGACGCTCAGGGGAGCGGAGACCTTCAGTGACTACAAAGTCTACTTCAGTCTTAGTGATTGCGAGTTCAATGACCTTAACAAGATCAGGATGGACCCCCTTCATGCGATCACGTGACCGCTGAGAGAGTGCAAAGGGCATAACAATGTCCTAGAAAGAGGGAGAGGGCTTAGACAGCCCCCTCACCAAAGTTCCAATCAAACTGGAGAGCAGCAAGCTCCTCAACAGTAGTACACGCAGCAATGGCAGCTTCGTGCTCATCACTGCGCTGACGAATGCCAGCACGGTTAGCCAGTGTAGCACTGTCTACAGGCTTAACACCTTCTGACGCACGTACCACCTTCCAGTCAGACTGGGAGAGCAGGGTGCCAGCAGTGGTTTTCACTTGTGAGACCATGTTAGCCTTGAGACTAACTATGTCCTTAGGCGTACTTGTGTACGTCCCATCACCATTGTCAGTGACCCAGTAGAACCTGTCGTCAGGACGGGTCTGCTCGACCACTTCAGTGATACCAATGGAAGCTTTCTCTGTAGCAGAGGACAAGCGAAGCCAGTTTGCAGGGTATCGAACGCCCTCATACTCAAATGGAGTATCAATGGCGAGGGCTTTGCCATTAAGTAGAAACATGTGTTTACCTCGCTAGAGCGTATTTGAAGGGGTGTTCAGCAAATGCTGCAAAAATCATTGTGCCGTTACTGAAATTCCAAGTGGCATTTGTTGTGCGGACCTTGAAACCGTTCGATAAAAAGTCAATCGCATTTGCCGCATTGACTAACTCAGCATTTGACAAATCAGCAAACAACGAGTTTTGTTCAATGTTAAATGTGTTTCTAGCACTGTCATAAATCGCCCACGACGTTGTGGATGTGGATGCCAATTTAACTAATAGGAACCTTGGCCTAAACCCGCAATACACGAACGGACCGTCAGCAGAGCCGTTGCCCGTGTAGCTACCAAACTTGGAAAAGCCGGGGACTTCTGCCCACAGGTAGGCAAGCATATTATTACCGCTACCATTAAGAGCAGGAAGCGTACCTACAGTAAACTCTGTAGATGTAGGTGCTGTGTTATTAAATGAACCAGAACTTGCTAGTGCAGCATCAGTAGTATTCAAACGCAAAATGTAGTTCTGCGGAGTCGCATTACTATTTTTATGATACACAACCCAGTTCTGTGCAGAGTCACGGTTTTTAACAATCATCATTGCAGGAGCAATACCGAGATTGTGTGCAACAGTTCTGTTTGCTCCAGTTCCGGTATATGTAACCACATCAAAACCGGGAGTTACCCCCTCATCCCAAGCCCAAGCAGCATATGTAGCACTTGAGGTATTGGTGATGGCTGCGCTTCCTAGTGTAAACCCATCTGAATTGAAGGTATTCAACGTAGAACTGAGGTTAAACTCGGTGCTCGTAGCATTAGATTTCACGTATTTACCTGAACCACGAACAGTATCAAACAGAGCGTGATCCTCTACAAGGCTTCGGCTCTTGATCCACACCAAGTCGGGTGAGAAACCAAGACCAGATATGGTTTGAGTAGAGCCGTTACCAGTGTAGAGCACTGTGTTAAACTTTGTAGACGGTTTAACAATCGTAGGCACGGGAAGGTTCTGCGTGTTGAGCGCCTTGAAGCCAGAGGGCGGCGTGTAGGCGAAGGGGCGTTGGCCAAAGTTGGCTGACGCAGCAGCAAGGCTTGCCCCCGTTCCGTACAAGCCAAACGCGGGAATAATTTGCCCAGTCAATGAAGAATGAATTGGGTTTGTTCCAGAAGCAGGGTTGCCGCTAAACAGCCAAGTATTATTGACGCCAATCCACCATTTACCGGCGGTAGCATCAAACGCAACTTGGATAATGTCGCCAACTGAAAGGTTAGATGCAGTGGCGCTTGAAGTCTCAACACCGTTTTCTTCAAAGTATGTCGTTGAGCCAAACTGAAGACCCCACCCGCCCGCGTATTTGCCGGGATAGTTTGACCCTGACATACTAAAATGCTGACTTGCTGACCTTACCAATCCAACAATAAAATAATTAGCGTTAGGTACGGTGTCGGCTCTCAGCTCGTAATACCATTTTCCGGTATCCCAACCGAGCGTACCAGTAGCTAGGCGCTGGTCACCTGTGTTGACCGCTGTTGCAGTCAGGTTGGCATTAGAAAGGGTAACTTGAGTGGACGCATTATTCAACGTGCAATAGTTGCCGCGACCAGTACTGCCATCATCATACGGCGTCGGCGTGTCGATCATGCTGTCAGTGCTAGACGCAGGAGGAAACGGCTGTTCAGCAGACGAAGCCGTAGCTCCACTAACTGTCAATGAGAAGGCATTGGCGCTATTGTCAACAATCGTAGCACTTTGCAGCGTCAGCAACTGTGTTCCTGAAACCGCTGTCAAAGCTGATGTTGGGGGGCTAAAATTAGATGTATAGAGAGCCGTGCCTTTTACGACACGTAAATTACTTATGTACCCTGTGAAGGGGGTTGTACCATCTCTACGCATACCAATTCTAGGCTGGCTTTGAGTCAAATTACCAGCAGCTGTAGCAGAGGCTTCTAACGTACCGTTGACGTATATCCTAATCTGACCACCAACTCGCACCCACGCTGCATGATACCAGACGTTAGTAGCGATTGTTGTAGTGCCAACAATGTCAACACCATTGATAATCATTCTAACTTTGCTGTTATCAAACTCAAAGTACGGGTCGTTTGTATCGTAGCCAAACAAGGAATAATCCTTACCAATCGCAGCAGCAGTGGCCGCAGAGTTGTCAGAGAAGTTCAGATAGAAGCCGTTTGTGCCGTAGGAGCCAGTGTATTTCTTTGGTGTCCAGACGCCAGTGGTAAAATCTGTTTCACCAAAAGAGGACGGAGTGAGGGCTTGACCGTCGATAAAGTTGACTTCAGTAATGTACCCATCGAAGTAGTTATATGAGCTTAAGTTTTTGCCGACATAATGGGTTATTACACTGTTGATGCCATAATCTGCATTCAATGTAGGCGCGTTGTTTGTCACAAATGATGTGACTTCGCTTCCATTTATGTAAACGCGAACTCGATTGGCTGCTGTAGCTTGTGTCGTATCAAAAGCTACGACAATGTGATACCAAGCGGAAGGATCACGTAGAACTTGTGTAGTTTGACGCCAGACTGAGCTGTATCCAGCAACCAGTAACTGTTCGCCAAGGATTGAAATCTGCCCAAAGTTAGAATCGCTTGATCCAGCCGTATTGATAATGGTCTGTTGAACAGAGTTAGCGAGTTTAACCCATCCACTCCATGTCCAAGTTTTTCTGTTTCCAGCGGAAGTAACGGAGCGACTTAGGTACGCACTTGCGCTTCGTCTCAATCGCAACGAACGGGGGATTTGATACCCCCCGCCCGACTTATACATAAGTGTAGGATTAACCTCTACAGGTAGAGTCACTTAATATCTCCAATGAACTGTGCAGCTATACTCGTCGCAGACCTCACCGTGTAGACGATGGCGTCCACGGCGTTAGCTGTCGTGGTTAGAGTAGGCGCAGTTCCACCGGGGAAGTCCCAAGATGTTCCATACGCCAAGGTTCGACTACCTGTGGCGTCCTGCGAGATGAAGATGATACCTGACTGACCAGCGGTTAGGTTGCTGGGATTAGCCAGTGTGTTCGTGCTGTTCGCATTGAGCGTCAGCGAGAAGTTGTTACCGTTCGCAAAGTTCAGCGTGATGGTTCCAGAGGTGTTACCAATGGCGTCAATCTCTTGAGACGCCTTACCTGTCACTGCAAGGTCAGCAGCAGTAGCCGTACCAGTGAACGTCGGAGAGGCTGTAGGAGCCTTTGCATCCAACGATGTCTGGAGGTTGGTCACATCAGAGATGGCGTGTGTGTGCGAGGTGTTAGCCTTGCCAGCAAGTGCTGACGTAGTGGCAGCAGCATCAGCCTTCTCAGTGTCTAGCTCTGCAATAGCGGCTTGGACATTGGTAGACGCAAGGTTGCCAGTAGGGCTGAACGACATGTCAGCAGCCGTATTGCCGATACCTTGGACCATCAGGTTCCAATAGGTGTTCGACGTTGTAGGAAGTGTAGGCGGTGCGTTACCAGTGGTGTTGAGGATACAAATCCACGCTGAAGCGCCAGAGTAGACAACATCGTCAACAACGTAAGTCGTTGCGCCAGAGTAAGTACCACGCCACGTGTTGCCCTTAGCACCGTTAGCACCAGCAGGGCCTTGAATGCCTTGTGGACCTTGTGCGCCCGTAGGACCAGCAGGACCTGTAGGACCTGTAGCACCTGTAGGACCGGGATCACCCTGTGGGCCTTGTGGACCCTGTGCGCCCTGTGGACCTGTAGGCCCTTGCGGACCAGCAGGACCCTGTGGACCAACGCCAAACGTAATGCCGTTTGACCAGTCGCCAGAGGTAGCAGAGAGCTTGAAGTAGAGCTGCTCCTGATCTGTGGCTAGGTAAGAGAAGCCAGCAGCGGAAGCGTCATAGGTCGAGCGGTTAGCATAGAGACCAACAGCGTCGGGCTGGAAGTCAGCACCTGATGGGCCTTGCGGACCAGCCACACCCTGAGCACCAGCAGGACCAGCGGGTCCAGTCGGGCCAGCAGGGCCAGCTACGCCCTGAGGACCTGTAGCGCCTGTTGCACCTGTAGGACCTTGTGGACCTGTGGGGCCTTGTGGGCCTTGTGGTCCAATGCTGCCCGTAGGGCCTTGTGGACCTTGTGGGCCAGTTGCGCCAATAGGGCCAGCAGGGCCAGCAGGACCTGTAGGACCCGCAGGGCCAGTTGGACCAGCAGGGCCAGTAGGACCAGCAACAGAGGAAACAGTGTCAGCATATGCCTGAGCAGCAGCCTGAGCTGCGTCCACATACGACTTGGTGGCTGCGTCAGTAGCATCCGTAGGGGCAGCTAGGCTGACAATCTTCTTCGAGTTGGCAAACCAGTTGCCAGCAGCGTTAGGGAGGAGAGCACGGCCAGCAACGTCGTTAGCTTCCTGCATACCGTACAGGAGCTGATTGATCGAAGCGTTGAGCTGACCACCAGTCACAGGTGCACCGTTGGAGTACACCACTTTAGCTGGGCTGAGGCTCGTCTGTCGCTCAATGCGAACAGATGCCCCCACCGCCAACGCAGGGGTAACTGTGATGACGTTGGGGGACGTAAATGTGTAGGTATAGCTACCTGTACCGCTGAAGGTTACAATGACCTCATCTTGGTCCAAGTAGCTGAACGGGACGGAGAACGTAGTCGTACTGCCGTTGCCGTTGTAGTTTACAAAGGTGTTATAAAAGGCCATTGAAAATCCTTATTGCAATAGCGGATTGGAAACTTCCCTCATACCTGATTGAACCTCGAAGCGGTTCTGGAACCTCTGGGAACGAAGAGTGAAGGATTGTTGATCCTGTGAAGCCACAGTGCGAACTGCGTTAGTCCACAGTCGCTGTTGAAGCTTCTCAAACTCCTCAACACGAGGGCCTTTTTTGCCCTGTCTTCCCATAGGAATGTTCTCAGTGCTTTTGAGGAAATGGTAGGCAAACGAAGGCATGTTTCGGTTGTACTCTTCCATTGCTTTATTGTAGATCGTAGTAGTACCGTCAGCCGTCATAATCTGGCGCAAGTCCTTCTCATCGTAGAGTTCAGCACTCTTTGCTGGAGGAATTAACCTAGAGCCAGTGGCATATGTCATCTTGGCGATCTCACGCAGCGAGTATCTATCTCGTTCAGACAATCCACGAGCACGTGTTTCCACGTCAGCAATGTCAAACCCCATGAAGGCGGCTAGACCCTGAGTAGGAATGTTTCGCTTGAAGCCAAGCGCATCGTACTGGTGGTTGATCTGGTCAGACGAAGGGTTCAGCACATTGCTCAACACCTGATCCATAGTGGCAGGCTCGTTGAGCACGTTCTGATCATCGCCAAACGATTTGATACCCTTGCGAATCACATTCGGTACAGCAAGCTCCACCTTAGACTGAACGAACCTCAACAGGTCCTTCTCGTGTCTATCAGGGTCAGCAAGTGCTTCACCGAGGCTGAGCAATTCGTCAGCACCTGAAGTCAGGTTAGCGTCACGGATAGCCATAGCCACAGAGCTGACAGCCACGTCCACAGCACGAATGAGAGACTTGTAGTCCTCCTTGCTAGCTAGGACACCCTGAGCACGTTGGTACTCAAGGCGCTGCAAACGCTCCATAGCGTTGACCATGATCTTGATGGGGGTAGAGAACGGGTCCATGTTGCGGAAGGACACGTAGGTATCACCAACCTTGATGGAGTAGGGCTTCCACCCTGAGTCCTCAAGACGACGACGCTCACGATAGTCCAGTCCACCACCGTCACCAGTGATCTTACCAGTCGCATAGCCCATCATCACTGATGTAGCGAAGCCATAGGCGAACAGAGCCTCTGCCTGAGCACGAAGCTGACGCAGAGCACCGTTTTCACCTTTGAGATCACCGATAAACTTGGGAGCCAGTAGCTGCATTCCCGGTGTCATACGCAAGCCAGCCTCAAAGACGCGAACAGGCGTCCTGAAGAAGAGCTGACCAATGATACGCATGGCAGGAAACTTGCGAACCATCTCCTCGTAGTTCTTAGCCAGAGAAGACGCAACGCCCTCACCTGAGAACTCTTTGCGGAACAGAAGGTCATCAACGTAGTCGATACCCTGCTGATCAGTGGCTCTCTTGTAGAGGTCTGCGTTGTTATCCAGCTCGTTCCTGACGAAGAGACGAAGCTCCTCACCGCTCAGACCCTTTTCCATACCAGCTTGACGAAGCTGACCAATGACTGAGGTGTCGATCTGCGAGTTGTAGATTTTAGCGTTCAACTGCTCCAAGGCTTGTTTAACAAGTGCCTCACGCTCAGTAGCGTTGTAGCCCTTCTCAGAAGCCTCCTTGATAGCTGCTGACACTGCTCTCCCTTCGTTGAAGCCTTGGTAGGCCACCTTGTAGAAGAACTCGTCAGTAGCTCCTAGGATGCGGAGCCAGATTTGAATGAAGTTGCGATCCACGAAACGAAGAGTGGAATTGTCCACGCCGATAGATGCAGCCTGACGCTCAAGCCACTTGTTCTCAGCGCCTGTAATAGGGGACGCATTGATCTCAAATGCTTTACGAGCCAGAGCAAACGCTTCCCTAGAGGTCCTAAACATAGCACCATAGGCAGCAGTCATCTCTCTGAACGATTCATACTCAAGAGGCCCACGAGCCAGATACTCCATGAATGGTCTGGTGTAGACACGGAAGGCGTTGGACATTGCGTTGATGGTTGTAGAGCTGGGGCTAAGCACGGTAGCCGCCATGTAGTAGCCAATGCGAGAAGCACCATTGTTGAGGCGCTCACGCAGCAACTGCATGTTGGTCAGACCAGCCAGCCTTTCAGCTTCAATTTCCTGTTTGACCAAGGCAAGCTCATCCCAGAGCTTAATGACATCATCATCCTCGACATTTGCTTCCAAGATGCGACGACGAGCATCAATGAGACGAGTGTCTGTCTCTTGTATAACACGCTGAGCATCGCCAGCAGTGTCATCAAGGAACTTGAGATAAGCTTCAAGCCGCTGCTCAGGGCTAGCCTTTGCAGGGTCAATGCCCATATCCTTGAGAACAAGGTCAACACTTGCGTCCTTGGTTTCAGCTTTGTACTTGCTAAGTTTGGACCTGTTAAGCGTCCTGCCAGCAATGCTGCTCGACTCACGAGCCATGTCTCGAAGGGGAGTAAACACCTTCTCAAACTCGGTCAGACGAGCTTCGATACTGTTCTTCAGTTCACCCTGTGCCAGCTTGAGGTCATCACGATATTTACGTGCGATCTCATCGACAGCATTTTGAGCACGGATGATGGACACGTGCAGAAGCTCTCGCTCCTTATTGTTGTAGGCAGACTTCATCAGGTCTCTAGTGATCTGACGGGCCTCATCAGGAGACAAGTAGGAGAGGGCACGGCGCATAGGGTCAGACACCTTGAGCAAACGCTCTAGGCTCTTGAACACACCATCTGACGTACCTGAAGCAAGATCGGACAGGAGCTGACGCAGCTCGTTAAAGGACGGACCACTCTTCTGACCAATACGTTCATCAGGAGTAGGCTTGTTAACAGCCTCTAGGGTAGCCTCAGTCTTTCGCATTTCAGGCGTCTTTGGGTTAGCATCGAAAGCCTGATCTGCGCCTCGCTGGAGGGCATCCTTGTAGCGCATCTCGTCCAGCTTCTTGCGAGCAGCTAGCGCCTCTTCGCGCATAGTGGCTGCAAGAGCCTTGTCACCATCTCTCTCCAGAGCGTCAGCAGTACGCTCAGTAAAGTCAATTCGGTTGTATTCTGCCTGATTAGCATTGATCTGCTCAGGAAGATTGCGAGCAAAGAGGTCACCCTGTCCGTCATACAGACCACCGGGAGGACCAATCATGCCCTTAAAGCGTTCACGAGCGAACGGAAGCGTAGGCTCCTTACGGCTCGTTACTGGTGCCCAATCATAGCCAAACGGGCTGGGAGGGTAGGGCACATTAGGGTCAGCATTTGCATACGGGTCAACATAAGGCTTAACCGTGCGGCTGGGGTCCTCAGGCATGAACATGGGGAGCATAGGCTCACGATATTCCTGATAGGCGTCCCTAGCAGACGGCAAGGTGCGAATGTCGTCACCCAGAGTGTTGTTATTGAGCTTGCCCTGCTCAGCCAGTCGATCCATGCGGACCTGTGCTGCCTGATTAGGGTCGAACATATCGCCAAGGTTAAGTCCCATCTGCTGAGGCTCTACAGGAGCCGCTGGAGGGGCAATAACTGGAGGGGCTACTTGGGTAGCCTGAGGAGCGACTTGGGGCTGTACGGCCTCCGTAGGGGCTTGTGGAGGTATGTTTTGAGCACCTCTACGGGTCAGGGCATTGATGCCCACAGTGAGGGCAGGGGCGAGCACTGCACCAGCAGCCGCACCGATACCAGCGCCTTGGGCTACCTTGCCGTAATCGACCTCAGCCTGTCCACCAGCGTTGACACGAGCTTCCTGCTCGATCCGCTGCTGAGCACCGCCGTATGCAGCGCCTTCAAGAGCGCCAACAGCGCCTACCTTGAGGGCAGACTTGATACCTTGGAGGGTTGTGAGTTTAGCACCTTGGGCAGCAGCAGTGCCGATACCAAGGGTGGAGAGACCTACCCAGTTGGTGGGATCAATGGCGGCATACTTTACGAAGTTGCCAACGCCACCCCACGAATAGGCGACCTTCTCAAAATTATCTAGGAGGAAGAGGAACGCCTTCTTCTGATCATCAGGGGCGTTTTTGAGTGCTACAGCGTCCGCACCCATGAGGGGGAGGTTGTAGCTAAACCGAGCCATACGGTCGAGGCCCCAGTCGGCAAGCTGTTCTTCACTGCCCTTCCATTGGGTACCTTGTGTACGCTCGTACAAAATCTTGCTGGCCGCTAGCCAGTCTGCATTCTTGGAAAGAAGCTTAGGGTCAATACCCTTCTGGATGCTGGAGGAGTCAAACTGATTTGTAGCAGGACCCGCTTCCGAGGCACCAGTAGCGCCTCCACCTTGAAGCCTACGATATGCCTCTTTAGGGTCATCAAGGTCAGGAAACGTGAGCATAGCTCCCTGATACAGAATTGTTACTGACATGATTACCTTTCTAAAGAGAATGCCCCAGCAGGGTTAACTGCCGGGGCTTGAGTGTTATTGATTAAAGACTTGCCAAGCTTCGAGAGCTTTCTGGTATGCCTTCTTAGCAGCTTCACGCTGCGCTGGAGTTGCGTTGTCCAATGCAGTACGGGCCTGCACAAACGTATCGTAGATAGGACGCATCTCGGTAGAGAAGTACTCCGAGAGCTGCGCGTACCTAGCATCAACCTCTTGCTGGATTTTCTTGTAATCCTTGGGTTGAGCGTTTGCTAACTCAAACTTAAACTCTTCGTAGACAACATTCTTCACGTAGTTGGAGATCGAGCGATCAAACTGATTGTTGACGCTCTTCTCAATACGATTGGAAATCATCTCGTCAAACCGCTGTCGTGCAGCAGTCTGATCCTGTGCTGACACCTCGTTGTTAAACTCACGATTGACAGCAGCCCGTTCAGCACCAGTCATATTGCTAGTGTCTGGCTTCGGGATAGGAGGGAGTGGCCTGTTAGAGCCTGTGTTGGACTGTGGGGCATTACCTCTACCAGCGGGAGTCGTCTCGATGATAGTAGACGGAGGAGTCACGCTCCTAGGAGCAGACACCTGTGCCTCAAGGACGGGGTTATACTGAACCACCGTGCCGTTCGGGAGGCGATACTGGTAAGCACCGTCAACCATTGCAGGCTTGCCACCCATGTCGAGGATGACACGAGAGCCGGGAGGCAGGACACGAAGAGGCTGTTCAACAGCAGCATCTGGCGGAATGAACTTCTGCGCCATGCCAGTAGGATCAAACAACTGAGTAACAGATGATTGACGCTCTGCCCAACGAGTAGGATCAAAGCCTTCCTGAACTGCCTGCTGCGAGTTGGAGTACAGCATGAGGGACATTGCGGCTGCATCACCCCTAATCGTCTCCATAGAGATACGCATGATGTCTTGGAGCTGCTGACCAGATGGAGGCTGTCCGCCATTCTCTTGCATGGTCTGCATGTACCAATATGCAAACACGTTCTCATACTGCTTCTGAAGCATCTGAACGTGCATAGCTGTTTTCTGAGCACCTGTTTGAGGGTCAGCAGTGTTTGCATATAGCTTCGACATTGCCTGAAGGTACTTGTCATCAGTCATCAGGAGCGTCTGGAGTGTACCCTTCTGAGTAGCAGAGATTTCCTCAGCCTTGGCACGAGCCACGGGGGTACCGACACGGTGCTTCTCATAATCATCAACAAGAGTGTTTAGGTCTGCTAACGTGAGTTCACCACGGAAACGCTTGAGGGCAGCTTCTCGGAATTGTTCCTTCGTAGGCTCTTTTCCTTCACCAAAGCCAAGTTCAGACATGAAGTTCTTATCGTTGAACTTCGTCTTGTAGATGCCGAGGTTGCCAGTACTGACATCCTTGTCAACAGTAGCAGTACCGAACTGAGAAACTGCCTTAGCCTTGGCGTAAGCAGTTTGTCCCTCAGGGGTAGCAAGGTTGAACTTGGAGGAGTCAGGGTAGAAGTTCTGGCCCTTAGAGAAAGCATCCTGAGCACGTGCGTACTCATCTCGGTAAGCCTTTTCAGCAGCCTGCTGTATCTCAATCTTCTGCCGCTCGTAGGCTTGCAGAGCTTGGTCAGACAGATTGCGCTGTGTTTCATAGAGCTTATTACGCTGATCAGTGCTGAAGTTGGTGCCGTAGTTTGCTACAGCGTCACTCAGAATGTTCTGCCCCGTAGACCACTGGCCTTTGTTAGCGGCCTCTTTGGCTGTGGAGATGATGTTCTCAGCGTAGATTTGTTTAACTTGTGAAACAGGTAGACCAGTGCGTCGAGCAGTTTCTGCTACTTCTGACTGGTAAGGATCACGCTCAGTGCCGTTGTAACCAGCCACACGGTAGTTACCTCCGCTAGCCATATCCTTACGGCCTTCAGCGATAGCAGCCTGCAACTGTTCAGCAGATACCTTTGCACCATCCTTTGACCAAGAAGCTTCTCGGTTCACGAGGTCGATGTGCATGTGGGTACCGTAAACACCGATACCTTTGACACCGAGAGAGGCAAAGAAGCGAGCAAGCTTCAACTGCTTTTCAGGGTCTGTGACTGCAATGTCGAGAGCAGTACCTGTAGTGTGAGGACCGTGAGGGCCTGACTTGATACCTTTCTGGGCCTGATAATCCGACGTTCTGTGACCAGACGTTGGCATGATTTTGTAGCCAATGAACTGGGATGCCTGATCGAGGACCTGAACGATGCGGGAGTCGAGAAAGCCTTTGCCACCCTGAACACCACTGTTCTTAAAGTCGGTCCACTTGTAGCCATAGACCGTTGCGCCTGAAGGGATGCCACTGTTCTCATCGAACATGACGCCTTCTTTCATAGCGGGAACAGACGTGCTTGGCTGGTGATACGAGCTACGCGACTTCATCGTCTTGTTGATGTAGTCGAGCGTCTCTCCTACCGTCCTAGAACCATTCTGACCATAGAGGCCAGAGTTCTTGTTGATGTCGCCTATGTTGAAGGCGATCTCACCAACCTTAGCGTCAAGCTTGTTGTTCTTAATCGCGTTTAGGATAGGGGCGGCACCAGCCTCACCAAGGTTCCAGATCAGGTATGTCTCAGCAGTCTTAGCTTCACGGCCAAGAATGGTAGACGCCATCTGCTTGAGGCGAGGGTATTCAGCAGCAAGAGCATACAAGGAGCTTTCAGGGTCAGCACGATCCTTCATCTTGGCAGCAATGTCAGGACGTGTTTTAGCAAGGTTGCTCTTGATGAAATTGTAGCGGTCGTTGGTGATCTGAGCCAGACCACGAACACCTGTGGGGGATGTAGCGTTAGGGTCCCACTTCGGGTTCTCAATAGAGAAGAACTGGGAGACCTCAGCAGGGTCAATCCCCATCTCCTTTGAGATCGTGTGGAAACGGTTGCGCCAGTAGCCGGGACCAGAGTTGTACTCGTTGGAACGCTTTTCAGCAGCTTCCATACGGCCAGCAATGATCTCTTTAATCTGCGCTTCCATAGCCTGAGCGTCACGGCTCTCTTCGATACTACGAGCAGCAGTTGCCCAGCCACCACGCACGTTGGCGGAGTACTGTGGGTTATCCTTGAAGAACTGACCCATCAGGCGTTGGTTGATGCCCTTCAAACGAGCAACAAACTCGTCACGATTGGACATAACGCCGGGATTAGAGATCAGCTCTTGGTATTCTTTGTCAGCATTGAGTGTATCAACGTAGAGCTTAGAGCCTCGATCCTGATCCAATGCGATACGCATGGTAGGAGAGGGTCCACGCTCACCAGTGAAGAAGCCGAACAGTGAGCCAAACACGCCGCCAGTCTGTTTATCAGTCTTAACGTCGTCTAGGTCTTTCTGGGCTTTAGCCTGAGCGTCAGCAACGCGCTGCTGCTCTGAGTCAAACTTCTCAAGAGAATTGTTTAGAGATGCAAGCGAGGAGACAAGAGAGTCAACCTTGCGAACTTGATCTGAGTATTGAGAGCGAATGCCCTCAGCGGAAACACCATATGTCTCTCGTGGAGTGATCCTTGAAGCACCCAGTCGGACATCTTCTTGACCACCCCCGTAGGGGTCGTTAATCAATAGAGCCATTTAATCCTCACGCAATCGGAATGCCACCAAGTTTCGGAGAAATGAAACCGCCACGCACACCGCCAGTAATACCAGCAGATGCGAGACCGATTGCGAGTCCGAGTGGGTTGGGACCTTCCTTGAAGGGCATAGAGTTGATACGCTGTTGAGCTTCTGCACGGACAGACTCGTTCTGCCCAATAAGGGCCATCTGAGCATCGTCACGCTTGGCCTGAACACGGGCCTCGTTCTCAGCAGCAACCTGTCGAGATTGTGCTTCTAGGTAATCAAGGGTGATTGAACCGCCTGCAATGCCAGACGAGCCAGCAGAGGCTTCCAGTGTCCCTTGTTCACTACGGGCCTTCAGAGCAGCTTTATAGCCCTCTTGGTTAGTGCCCTTGCTATCAAAGTAGTATTTACGCTGTAAATCAGAATACTTGTTAGCTGCTGCTATCTTAGCGTCACGATGTGCAGCAGCCGCATTAGCGTTGTAAGCATCCGTGGCCTGCTGCTGCCCAGCGTACTGAACGACAGCACCAGCAGCAGAAACCGCTGCCATCAGTGTACACATGTTGTTATCCTTTTAGACGAACGAACTCATAGAACAGCTCGTTGGTGGGAGGCAGTTGCACCTCCCGTAGGAAGGAAAAGCCTAGCCACTTGAGCCAGTCGTGATGAAGTGAGTTCTTTGAGTAGGTGTAATTGTAGAAGCATTCCTTTTCAGTAGCTTCGTAAAGCTGACTGAGGAATGGCTTGCAGTTCCTAAGAAACGTGAACCTGTGCAGCCTAATGTCATCAGTGCCTAACATCCATATGATCCCGAACCGTGGTCCGAGTTTGGATGGGCTAACACCGAGTAGGGCAATAGGGTTCTGTGTGTCAGGAGAAATTAGAGCATAGGAGACTATAGAGCCTTCGTGCGACATGGAGAGGGCCAAGTCGGGGTTTAGGCCACCAGCCCAACACTCGTCTTGGTCCTCTTGTCTCATGTGCTTGTAAACGTAGGCCACGTCGTCCCATGTAGCAGGACGAGCTAGGTCCATTAAATCCTCTGTACGGACTTAGGTGCGATGATACCTTGCCACTCAGCAGAGCCAAACGCTGATGGGAACGGGCTGTCATTTGTGATCAGCACTCGTGCCTTCAGGTTTTCAGACATCACTGGGATGCGATACTTACCTGATGCGAATGGCTGTTTTCCAAGCTCAGCTTCATCAGAGCCGACAACAAAGCCAACAAATGTAGACATTGCAGCATCTCTACCGGGAGTGATGATCTGCGTCTGGAAGTAGGCTGTGTTGTGATACTCCAAAGTGAGGTATCTGATTTGAGTACGACCATCGAGCATGACGACTTCACCGCCGCCCTTCTGTTGACGGGCAAACAAGGTCGAGAACTCGTAGGTCATTGTGTAGGGCAAGCCAACAGTGTTCGTGTAGCCAGTGATGTCACCGGGAACAGTGAACTCGTTAGCTGCCAGTTTTGTCACTGGTTGCCTGATGCCAACGATACCATTCGCTATGTCAGACGAAACCACCTCAATCGTACCAGACGTTTGGTATGGTAGGACAATAGCTGTTCTGTCGTTGACTGCATCATAGGTCATGTTACCAGCCACTAGATTGTAGCGGCGGTCCAGCATGATCTCGTAGTTGGTATCAGTGTCAAACACGTCCTCATCAAGGCGGAGACGCTCAAGCGTAACGCCATACGGACGCTCAATCAGCAGATACAAGAAGGTACCTGAGAAGCCAGCCCAGTAGATTTCAGTTACGTCAGGGAATGTCCACTTGGTCCACGCATTCTGTGCCTTCCTGTCGCCATTCCAAAAGAACTTGTAGATGTACAAGGTGTTTGGTTTGTCGTCGGTGTGAATCACAACGGCCTTAGCTCGATTTGATCCAGACATGAAGCGGATGTCAGAAGGGACAAGCTCTGGGATAGCAGATGACACTTCGTCAGCGTCGTCGTTGGTCGAGTTGTCTTTAGGGAAGAACTCGTAGAGCTTTGTGAACTGGTAGTCGCCTCTGTCGTCAATGAAGTACACAGAGTTACCCATGTTAACAGGGCGAACACGTGTTGACGTGTTGAACGACGTGCTGAACTGAATGCTAGCAGTCTTAGGACCGAGGAAGTTCTGGAAGGAGAAGCGAAACTGATTGCGCTCTGACATCAACAGAAGGTCACGGTTGTAGGGGACTGCGTGATGCAGGGTGTCAACATTGTTATGCAAGACAGCAAGGTCGATAGGATCACTGTCCAGAAGCTGGGCGGTGGTGGTCCTGTAGAAGTTCTCGTAGTTATCAACCTCAGACAGGATGATGTTCTCATCGGCAAGGATGCCGAGCCTGTTGTTGTACACGAAGATGTCGTTGACCGTTGTGTCAACAAATGAGGGATTACGAGCACTCTCTGTATCGCCAACTGCGCGATTTACCCAAGTGTGCCGCTTGAAGGTCCACGTACCGTTAGCTTCACGTACCAGAACGTGAGGCATGGTTGCCTTGTCGAGCTGCTCACCTTGATCCCAGTCAACGGTTTCACGCCAAATGCCTTTCTCATAAATGACGTAGTAGTCATCACCAAGAGCCTCAAGATCACCAGCGACCCGCACAATGCGGCCTTCAGGTGAGGTAGGAGGCAGATCAGAGAAGGACTGAACATCACGGATAAAGCCCTTGAGAGACTTGTCACCAGTGCCACCCTGTGTTGACAGAGTGCCGTTAGCAGGGAAGTTGGTGATAGTGATTGTAGAGCCAGTGCGAATGCACGTGTAACCATTGCCTACAAGGTCGCCATAGAGTTCTTGAGCGATAACGGTTGTAGACTCAACGGCGGTAGCTGCTGAGGTACCATCACCAGTAAGGAACGAGGCTCTCAGTACGCCATTGATGTAGACAGAGTAATAAGTGTTTGCTGCTGACGATGTGACATAGACGGTAGCCTCAGTTGTAGGGTCACGCCTTGTCTGCGTGGCAGCAAGGGTAGCCTCTGTGACGGCTGAGGAAGTCACGACCACGTTTCTGTTTGCGATGAAGGTAAAGTCACCAAACGTCACGAAGCGAAAAGCGTCAACAGGTGACGTTGCGTTAAGGTATGTCTTACCGTCAGGGAAGTTTACGGTTTGGAACGAACCTGTATTAAGGTCCAGAACTTTGAGGTCGCCATTTTCCATGACGACAAGATAGCGGTAGCTCTCATTGCGTTCGATCAGGTAGCCACAAGCACCATTTGTTAGCGCAGAGCCTACGTTAGCCACGTGACGGGTAGGGGGACGCTTCTGCAAGCCGCTCACAATGGAGGGCCACGAGTTAGTCGTATCCTGACACGTGTTTGACAAACGCAGAGCAGGAGGCTGCTGAGAGATACCACCAACGAGGTTGGGGATGGTGCTAGAGACTAGTGCCATTAGCCGAAGCCTCCACGAGAGAAGTAGCCACGAGACACGATCTTACGAGTGTCCCACGAGTCGTAGAGCATGTTGCCATCTGCGACTTCAGTTTCCTCCTGCATGAGCACTGTCCAGCAACGCTGCTCATCTTGAGCGGAGAACTTGTAGAGCGTTTCAGAGCCAAGCAGTCGCTGCTGGAGCAAACGGGCTGCTCGCATAGTGATAAACTGCTTGGCAGCGAATGGGAGTTCTTCAAAGGAAAGCTGGACGTACACTTCTACCTTCAGCTCTTTTGAGAAGGTGTAGGTAGAGTTCTCAACATCAAACAGCTTCCCGCCACGCTGCACAACATCCGTGGTCCTATCGTAGTCAACAGTGTCCACACGAAGAGTGTTGGCAGGGAGAATAATTTCAGAGTTCACATTGGGACTGAGCGTGTGTTTTTCACGGTTCCAGTGCCAACCAATGCCTTGAACAGAGCGAGACGTTTCGTCAACGAGGTCAGAAGCCATCTGAGCATCGACCGCAGCACCGTCTAGGGTGTTGACGGTAGGCTCGCCCATCGTTGAAAGGCAGATGTTGACAGCATCCAGCTTGGTCAACGGGGTAATAGGAAATGACATCAATACCTCCAAAAGGAAAAGGGGAGAGCCGTTAAGCCCTCCCCAGAAAAATCACGACGCAGTTGCCTTGATTTCGTACAAGCACTCAGGGCGCAGGATGCCGTGGCCGACAGCCATCTTTGACACCATGAGGGTGCCCTGACGGCGGATGTCGTACTCCATCTCGGAAGCGAGATCGAGAAGCTTGACGGTACCCATTGCCTGCGGGTGCATGAACAGACCCACAGTGGCAGACGCATCAACCGCATACTTCGAGGAGTAGTCGGGATACGTAGCCGTAGCAGCGGTGTGGTCGATGGCGAGGTTGTTAGACTTCACGATGGTGAAGCCAGCAACCGTCTGCACCTTACCGTCGCTGTACGAGCCGTTGTTGCCGGGGTTGTAGAACAGGTTCAGCAGCTTGTCGCTGTTGACCAACTTGTAGTACGTCGCAGGAGAGACGATGAGGTAGCGATCATTCTCAGGAATGTTCTTCTCATCGAACGCCTGTGCAGCAGCGTAAGCAGCGTCAACAATGTTCTGCACGGAAGGCGTAGCGCCAATCGCAGCAGACACTGCATCGCCCTGACCAACTGCACCGTTGCCGAGGCCAGCCGGGTCACGGCACGCCTTAACAGCGAGCGACAGGAGGTTACGGTCGTAGGTCTGGGCAAGAGCCTGACCCATCTGGACCGAGTACTCCGAGCGAACGTCGAAGTGCGACATTGCTTCGTCAATGCGAGCAATGAAGGTGTTGGCGATGAGCAGATCATCAATGGTGATGACCTTCTCGTCCTGCTGGATCACGTTGCCAGTGATTTCAGCGCCGGGAGTGTGGTACTCGGCCTTCGTCTTACCGATAGCCGGGAACTGAGCGGACTTGCCCGAAGAAATGTTACGGACACGGGTCTTGTCCTTCATAATCGTCTTCGCGTTGAAGGTCGTGAGGACTTCGCCAGAGAAGACCTTCAGGAAGAGCGAACGAGTATCGCCAGCGCCAAGCGTCTGACCGATACGGGAGGGGGTAGCATTAGCCATAATAAAAAACTTCCTTCTGTACTGCGATAATTGCAGTAGTGTAATGGTTGAGGTTGAATAGTGCTCACCATGCCTACACGGTTGTCCAAATCAGTCGCAACCGTAGTCGCTCGTGTTGGGCCAGAAGGTATGCGTTAGTCACTTAATAGAGCGGTTCTTGCTTTTAGACATGATCCGCAAATTGGAAGGGCGGTTGTCTAAGGTGTTTTTGTTTTTGTGATCGACATCTTTGCCGTCACCCTTGCGAACCTTACCCTTCTGGATCATCAGGCGGCGAGCTTTGTTACGCCCAGCACGCCTTTTGATTTGTTCAGGAGTACCTTGGTATTCACGGTACTCTTTTGCATAGTCGCGAGCCATAGGTACTCCAAATCACTTACATAATGTTGGAACGCGAGAGCTTGCGCTCCACGTCCTTACGGAAGGCAGGATCGTTCCAATACTTAGGATTCGCCATGTCAGCTTCGAGTTCAGCAACTGAGCGATAAGTGGCAGCACCAGCCTTAGCCGTCTCACCACGTACACGCCGAGAAGGCTCAAAGCCTACCTGTGCATCAAATCGTGCCTTCAATCCCTTCACTGCCATCATAGCTGAGGCAGAGTTGCCACCATTGACAGCAGCGTTGTACGCCTTGATCTCGTCTTCGCTGAGGTTGTCAGCAGCCCACGAGGTCATTTCGTTGTACACTTCTTCACCGCCAACAGATGAGAACACCTGTGAGCGTGTGGCTTCAATGATTGCTTCCTGACCAGCGATATACTGGTCAACGAGAGCCTTGGGGATACCAGCCTGTTCCAGCTTTGCATATTGCTGTTCAGTCAGGCTTCCGTTTTCCCAATAGCTGTTACTAAGCTCATCAAAGTCAAGTCCCGCTTCTTTAGTAACCTGTCGAGCTTTTTCTTCAGGCGTTTCGGTCTCTTCTGAATCGTCGGTTCCTTCGGCGGATACGTTATCCTCCGTGGTTGCTTCAACAGGAGCCTCCTTGGTGCGGGAGCTAAACTTCTTCTCTAATTCGCCATATGCCTTTGCGAGGTCTTCTGGCGATTTGAACTTTTCGGGTAGCCACTCTGGACGGTCGTCAGTAGAAGCTTCGAGGTTATCGTACTTAGCGGCCTCTTCTTCCAACGTCGGTTGTGCAACATCCTTTGACGTGTCAATAGACACAGTGGAAATATCACCCATAAATCAAATTATCCTTGAGGAGGAACAGGCGGAGCAGCAGACATTTCGTTAGCTTGCATTGCCTGATCTGAAATGCCCTTCACAACTGAAGGACCAAGTTTACCAGCGAGTTCACCACCCATCTGCATCATCTGTTGCTGCTGGGCCATCTGCATCTGCTGATCAATCTCTTGCTGAGACTTGACGAGACCACCGGGGTCAATGCCGAGTGAGGTAGCTACACGTGAGATGTAGTCGCCGGGGTTCATGTATTGAGCAAGGACCTCAGGGCCGAGGGGCTGTAGAGCCTTCAGCATCGTGAGATACTTGTTGAGATCGTGTCCTCGACCAAGCGCCTCAAGGCCAGTCACAATGGCTGGCTTAACAACACCCTTAGGGAGTGGAGGCAGTTTCTTCTGCTTGGTCATGCGGTCCATGAGACGATTGACAAGCGGGAGCTGAAACTCCTGAGACAGGATCGAATAAACACCGCCAAGAGCATCCTCCAGCTCAGAAGCCATAAACCGGACTTCTTCAGCAGTCACACGCTCAGCATTTCGCTGAACAGAGGAGTTCATCAGGAACGCAAACGAGAGTCGTTCACTGATCGTCTTTGCGGCTTCATATGCGATACGCATGTCAGCCTGTTTGTCAGTCTGGAGAGACGTAACGTCATCTGCCTTACCAGTGATCACATCACCGCTCTCAGCCTTCGTGACATCCTTCAAACGAGTGACGCCATTGGGGTTGAGAAGGTAGACCACCTTCGCAGCAACTGCTGAAGCTTCAACGATTGCCTTAGAGAGACCTTCGAGCGAGATCAGGTCGCCAAGGTATTCCTCGACGTAGCCTCGACCGTAGTCTTCACCGTCAACAGTGTTCCACCGGAGAGCCATGAAGTCAGGCTTGTCGATGGGGAAGCGGCCTTCAGAGCCGGGGACAATCTTCCCACCAATCTCTTGGTAGGTTTTCCAGTGCACACGCTCGTTCTCATCGTCGCAACGATACCAACGGGTGTAGACCTTGACTGTCCGTTCCAGTTCAGCTTCTTCGGACTGTTCTGACTCAGTGTCAGTTTCGTCCAGCAGCTCATACTCAGTTTTGGAGAGGGAGTAGGGGGAAACTTCATCCAGAGCGATAACGTCTAGGACATTTCCCATCACATCGCGTTTTACGACAAAACGGTCGAGACGCCAGATGCGGATGCCGTCTTTCGGCAAAGCGACCAGCACGTTGCCAGCCACGATCAAATGTTTCAAAGCGAGGAACACGGAGGAGCGGAGGTTTGAACCTTCGATCTCGCTCTGTACTGCTCGTTCAATTTTAGATAGACCCTCGTCCACCACAGCCTTTGCATCGGGACGACCAGCAAGCTCGTCACGAGTAAAGTCGTCTATCGTCAAGCGAAAGAACGGACTGTTAGGCGGCAGCAGAGAGAGCAAAAGTTTGGAAGCTAGGTTGTTAACGCCCCTAGCGCCAATGCCCTGCCAAGGCGTGTAATACACCGTGGACTTACTGTGCGCCTGAGGCGGCACAAGTGTCGGGATTGTAAGCTCGCTGCAACGGCGAGCACGATCCAAGAAAACTAGGCGATCAGACGCTAGACGCTCATAACGTGCTTCACACATCAGATGCGACTGGTCCATTTACTGCCTTACATTGTGATGCCAAGACCAGAGCCGCCAGACGTGCTGGTAGTATCTGTAATGCCAAGGCCAGAAGTACGGTATTTCTTAGTGCCAACTGCACGACGATCCAGCGTCTCAGCCTGCTTGGGTGCAGACGTAGCCGGAGCACTCTGTTCCAACACCGGAGGAGGCGGGGGCGGAGGCGGCGGAGGCGGTGGCGGTGCTGGCGGATCACTTCCCATGCACATCTTCAAAATCTCCTAACATATTATTTCGTTGTTCTTTGTGGAGCATCTTGATGTGCCTAACGACACCCGCTGCGCCACGGTTCATCCATATCTCTCGATCATTCTGATGAGGCTCTGGAGCTTTGTCGGGGTAGAGCCGCTCCAAATACTGGAGCAGCCCATCCTCGATATACGGTGTTTTAATTTCGTCCATTAGATTCCACAGGACCCACCCTTACCCGTGATGTCACAGATGTCGTGGGTCTGTACGTTCTCTTCAAACTCTGTACCTAGCGCATTCTTTGCGTCAGCGTAAGGAATAGCCGTGAGAGGCTGACCACCACGTGCGCCATCGGGATAACAAGTGAACCCACGCAAGCGATGAGCGTAGCGAGCCAGAGTGCTGGCAAATCCTGCAACGGTATCTTCGTTGTTAAGCTTAGAGCCCCACGCTGGAAGGTTGATGGTAGACGAGATAGACTGGTCCACATAGTCTTGAACGTCTGCTTGGAACTTGATGCGACGTTCATAATCTTGTGCAAGGTCGAGTGCACTTTCAATTTTAGCTGGGTCAACGCCATAGAGATCAATTAGCTCCTGTGCAGCAGAGTCAACAACGTATTGGTAGTGCCACTTGGTGCCCTTCAGGTAGCGTCGCTTATAAGCCACAGCAAACAGAGGCTCAACACCAGTTGTAGTACCTGCGAGAATGCCAATAGTGCCGGTAGGTGCAATAGCACGTACAGCCACAGGGCGAGACACACCAAGCTTGTCAGCGTACCTATGAGCAGTTTCATCGCTCACTCCTTTGTAGACGGAGAGCCAACGATGCAGCTCAGGCGTCACTTCGTATTTCGAGCCACGCTTGATCAGCCATTCATGGATACCCATGAGGCCAAGACCAAGGCGGCGGTTCTTTTCACGTGTCTCATAGACCTTAGCGTAGGGAAGCTTTGCCTTCAGGGTGCCACACACAAGGAAGCGGGCAGCAAGCTCGACAACTTCGTGAAACTCACGGATGTCATCAATACGTCCGAGATTCAGAGAGCCGAGATTGCACACGTCACTATCATCTGCTGACGTGACTTCAGTGCAGGCATTACGAAGAGTTTCGTTTTCCTTGTCGAAGAAGTTGAACGAGAAACCGGGTTCAGCAGTGGAGAGGGCCTGTTTGATGTTCTCCATGAACACCTCGCCCACGTCACCTGTCTTCCAGTAGTTGAGAAGCCATTCGGTGTCGTAGTTGACGGAGATGTTGGTCATGTCGAGGGCGGCAGGAAAATTGAAGTCCTGCTGCTTGAGGTCCCAGTAGCTCAGTCCAGTCGAACCAACGGGCTGGTTATGCCAGTCCTTTGAACGAATGAACGAGTGGATGTCTCCGTGCTTCCAGTTCAGACTTGCATAGATTGCAGAGCGACGAGACCCGCCCTGCATCACACGGCGTCCAATCTCGTTGATCATATTCATCTTTGGGATAGGGCCGCTGGCAGTCCCGCCTGTCCGGCCCAGAGGTGAACCCTCCGCTCTGTAGACAGAGTAGTCCACTCCAATACCGCCACCAGTCATGAGGCATGATTCAGCTTTCCATGAGAGATTTGCCCAGTCTTCTCGCGTGTCCTCTTCGGCCTTGAGAAGGTAGCAGTTGTTAAAGAATTTGGCTTCACGACCAGCGTAGTAGATGTAGCGACCACCGGGAATGAACTTCATGTCTTGCATGTAGTTCGTGAGCTGATCCTTCTCGGACTTGCTCATCAAGTCGCCGCACACATCCTCGACCAACACTCGACACAGGTCATTCCACGTCTCGCAGCCTTCATGTGCATACTTCTGTTTGAAAATCGTCTCCGAGAAAGAGGAACGGAACATCGGGTTTTGGTTTGATCGAAAGGTCATGCTGCCTCGGTTTGTGTTATCGGTTATCACCTGATCCGCTCAAGACACCACGTGCCGAGCGGTCCATCAGTTTGTTTACGTTTGCCTCAGCCACATCACTCAAGCTGATATTCAGCTCTGCGGCGAGGACAGCGACGTACCAGAGCACGTCACCTAATTCTTTCTTCACATCGTCAACGGGAAGCTTGCCCCCATCACGAACGTATTTTTTAATCTTACCAGCAACCTCACCAGCCTCACTCGTTAGGCCCATCGCTGGGTAAACAAGCGAAGCACTAGGAGGGTAGAAGGCTGTAGAGAAAGCGAACTTCTGGTATTCATCGAAGGAGTACATCAGACCACCGTGATCACTTGGTTGAGTAGGTCTCGCAGCAGCAACGCTTGACGAGATGTCAGGGTGATTACCTGATCATCTTCATCATCAAGCGTCATGGCGAGGACTATTAAGCTGCCACCAATGTCCCATGCGACCTTCAGGTCCTCATCGTTCCCTGAGTCGTCTAGGATGGTGGCAACTTGTGTAGGTCCGTGTTGCTCAACCGTCAGCAAGTTCTGCCTCTGCGATGAGCTGATCGAGATACCAGCGAGCCTTCTTCAGGTCCTTCAGTTTTGAACCCTTGTAAGGTGCACGCACCGTGTACTTCACCACGTTACCCTCAGCGAAGCTCAGCTCCCACGCCTTGATGAAATCGAAGACCTCGATCTTACCCAGCGTGTAGTGGTCGGGGTGGTTCACATCGTCCTTCACGTGTGCAACATCGTGCACAAAGTCGAACTCGTACTGAATCTCAGCAGGACAGATGTCACATGTCCCGTCACATACACCGGGGCGTTTTACGCAGTAGTAGGTTCCCAAAGTCGTACCTCTTGTTTGTCTGTGTTCCAGTCAGTGCTGCGGAGAATGCGAGCCACTCGTGCTTGAGTGAGCGCATCCTCTTCCGTAAGCCCTGCTTTAGCGTAAGCATCGCGAACACGAAGCCACCACTGTGAGCACACGTCCTCATCGGACTGCTCAGGGTTCTTCTTTGCCAGCAGAATTGCTTCAGCCTTCACGGGACCAATGCCGGGACAGCCTTTGTAGTTGTCAGCAGCGTCACCAGTGAGAACCTGTTTGTAGAAGAAGAGGTCAGCGTCTCGCTCAGAGACAGTGATGAACCCTTCGTCAGTCAGGTGCTTGCCGGGGATTTGCTTCAGGTCTTTATCAGCAGACCAGATTGCATATTCGTCAGGGGATTGCGTAGCGAGGATGCCAATGCAGTCATCGGCCTCAAGGCGAGGCTTAGTGATGACCTTGTGAGCATACTCGGCAAGAACCCTCTCACGGATTGACTTCCACCCCATTGGCTTTCGCGCAGTGCGATTGCCCTTGTAGGAGGGGAGGATGTCCTTGCGGAAGTTCTGGCTGTCAGAGAAACAGAGGAGGTAGCCATATGTATCGGCTTGTTCAAGCAAAGCAGCAACGCTGTTTGTGAACGCCTCTATAGCCTCGTTCTCGTCAGTCCAAAGAACCCATACGTCGTCTTCAAACTCTACTTCATTCTCCACGGAGCTTGCGGCTCTGTAGAGTAGGATGTCAGCATCAATCAGTAGCTGCATTCAGAGCCTTCCATGATACAGGGAATAGTTCAGCCATGTGCTCAGCGATCTCCTGAGCTACCAGCCGTGTTTCGTATTGTGTATGCGGATCAAGACGGAGTTTGCACACGCGAGCAAATGCAGCCAGTGAGCCTGACCAAATCCACTCTGTGTACATGGATTGTGGGAGGACCATTCGTGCTTGCTCAGGGCAAACGTCCCACTTGTTGACCATCTCAAGATAGAGGTCTTTCATTTTTTCAAAGACAGCATCCATAGCGTAGGGCATCATGGACTCGTCTTCGCTAGACCCCTGCTTCACGTTCTCTGCGCGTTTACGCCAAGTCTCAGGAACGTAGAACTCAGGTTCATCATCCACGTACCTTCGGCTCACCTCGTTCCACACTAGGCCAACCTGATGTTTACCAAGCTGACGTGCGACGAATATAGGAGCCTTGATACGGAAGCTCGCAAACGCATGACCAAATGGTGTCCAGTGGTTATGCTTGGCGAGGTAGGCGATGAGCTTCTCGTCACGTAATGAAAGCCCAGCAGGAACAGCTTGTCCATTTACAGGATCGACTGTCTCCCACTCACTCTCTTTATCGAAGCTTACCCGTGCAGCATTCACGACTGACAGGTCGCTACCCATGTGGTCTATTAGTGTTACGTTCATCCGCATCCATCCTCTTCACTCATTCCAATAAACAGTACGACCACGAAAAGTAAGCACCATGCGATTATACCGTAGAACAATAAATCGCTCATTGCTCGTCCACTTTCATCTGTGCCATCTCAGTGACCGCAGCAAGGAAGCCTCTGCGAATAAACTCACGAGCAACTTCTCGACCTACTGTGAACTCGATGTCAGCACTGCCATCACTGTTCTCACGAACGTAGTGCACTTGCATGTGATGAGGGTCGATGTCGTCGTACCTGTGGTAGATGTCTCGGTAGGAGATCAGCTCACGAAGCTCTTCCTTGTTTACCGGGTAGGTACTCCACGGGTCTCGATCCAGTTCCTCTAGCGTAACCATCTTGATCATCCTTGGTTTGAGGGCGTTGACGGCCTGCGTCAGTGATCTGTTGTATTGTTCTTTTACAACCAACGCAGACCTTGTTCTCGTCAAGCACGCACACCTTGATGCACGGGCTATCTCCAAGTCGGATCAAAGTTTGACCTTCTTGCGAGACATGATCCAATCTTTAGGGATCGTGATGCGAGCGTTGGTTTCGAGGTTGTTGTGATCACCACCCCACGTGCCGCACACAGTGAGACTCGTCTTCGTTTCGTTGACCACGAGTCCAACAGATGTACACACTGCTGGCGAATAGTTTTGCTCAGCAGACGCCCAGCCCACATGGGCCACAGCATCGTGCCAAACGATCTTCTCAACCTCAGGCATCTTAGTGAGTTTCTGCCCAGTTCTTGCCAATTTTGTATTCTCCGGTAAGCGGAATGAGGATGTCGAAGAAATCACCAGCCTTGGTGATGCACTCGACGCACTTCTTCCCAAACTCTTCTGCGATGTCAGGGTCGCACTCGAATTGACACTCGTCATGCACCCAAGCAACTTGTTGTACTTTATGTGACCATTGCTCTAGGGTAAGCATTCGGTCAACTTCGACCATCCACTGTTTACATACCAAAGCACCAGCAGATTGGAGAAGAGTATTAAGGGCAGCGTGGCTACTACGAATATGCAGCCTACGGCCATCCAGTCCCAACAAGTAACCTCGATTAGCGGCTTGCTGTACAGCTCCGATAAGCTGGGCGAGGGCTGGGGTCTTTTGGAGGAACCTCTCTTTAAGAAGCTTACCATGCTTTGCACCTTTCCCAACTACTGACCCAATCTTCTCAGGTCCAGCGCCATACAAGAAGGCGTAAATAAAGGTCTTCGCTTGACTGCGAGTCTCTAGCCCTGCGGCCTTTTGGTTAGCAGTGTGAACATCTCCGTCCACAACTTCTTTGCCATATCGTCCCCCATCGTAGTGCGCCATATAGTGTGCCAACATCCGCAGCTCCAAGCCGCTGACATCAACGCCCACGAGTAGGCGACCATGAGGAGTACTAAATAAACTTCTGCATTCTTTTCCATAGGGTGCTCCTACTGCTGGCGTTTGGGCCACGTTTGGATTGCGATGAGTAGCACGGCCTGTGACCGCACCGTTGGTAATGACCTCTCCGTGGATACGGCCATCTTCCTTGACCATCTTGAGCCAAGCGTTTGTGCCCTCAGCCAACATACCGAGACGCTTCTGCACCATGAGATACTCAGTGAGCAGTTTTGCTTCAGGGTAGGGGAGCTTCTCTAGGACAGCTTCATCCACCTTTGCACGACCGTCAGGAGTGAACTCCTTCGGGACCCAGTTGTGGAATGCCTTCAGTCTGTTTGCGATGTGGTGTCGGCTACCGGGGTTGAAGACGACCGTCTTGGTTTTCAAGATCGGCACTCCCTTCACGTAACCCCGTGCCTTGTTATTTACCTTTGGGATAAACTCACCAACGACTTCTTCCCAAGGTTGGAACGTGTCCTGTAGTTTCTGCTCAAGCTCGCCACGTCTGATTTGTAGACGTGCCGTAAGCTCCTCGGCAGCTTTGACATCAAAGACAAAGCCGTGCCGCTCCTGCTGGGCTACAATGTGAGCCACTTCGTGCTCTAGTACACTAGCCTTTTCAGAGAGAGCTTCATGCTTGGATAGCTTCTCATACAGCCTTTCGGTGACAACCACGTCCTGCACGTTGTACGCCAACATCTCCTCGGAGAAGCTTTCAAAGCCTCCTTGGTAGTCGTCCTTGAGAATGCCAAGACGCATACCCCAAGCACGGAGGGAGTGGGAGCCAATTAGTTTCCCTTCCATCTGTGCCCTCGACTGATAATCTCTGTCACTGAGATCGGTAAAAATCAGGCGGGACAGGACAAGCGTATCGACAACACGTTCACGAGGAACAGCGAACCACGTGTAGAGTTTGGATGCGAGCGGGATGTCATATGCGATCACGTTGTGACCAATGATCAACTCTGCTTGCATCAAGAGTTTGAGACCTTGTTCGACCTTATCAGGTCCAAACTTATGTAGGTCTCCAGTG